AGCAATGTCGCTAGTGGTGTCATTAGCCCAATCAGCCTTAATGACTGTTCCTGCCGCTACTGGATTGCTTGGCGGTCTAGTATAAGTACCATTATTGTCGCGTGGCATTCAATCAATCCTCTTTAGGGGCTAATACTGTTCCATAACCTGTTGCGGCACCACGATTCAATGCAGCTACCATTTTCGCTATCTTATCATTGTTTGCGCCTTTTATCGCCAGAGCAGCAATTGGCAATGCAACCGCTGACGGGCCAAGTGTAGCAGCAGCGCCAGTATTAACGGCACCAAGTCTTATCAAATCCTGTTGCTCATAACTCGGAGTATTTGGAGTTGGCAATAAGTCAGGGGCATCTCTTGCTGGAATAATTGCAGCATCAGGTATATCCCTTGGCACTGTTTCATCCAGCCTTTCAGCCGTTTTCAGCTTTTTAAGTTTCTCAATAGTAGGATACAAAGCCAGACGCACATCATCTGCAATATGGCCGTTATCAATACGTTTTCTCAACGACTCGACTGTGGCACCCTCACCTGGCACCCAATCAGCATTTTTCATTGTCGCGCCTAGAGAATACTGAGCGCGTTTTTTGACAACATCATCATAAACATCTTTAGGTAATGACGATTCAAAATTTTCATCTAGTCGTGAAATCAGCGTTTTTAGCTGTTTCCTTTCCTCGCCCTTAGCGCCAAAAAGAGCTTCAACCGCTTCAGCCCTTACATCTCTATAGGTTTCACCTTTAATGTTGCCTGTAATATCAGCAGAGTCCGATATTGTTTTAATATGAGCAGCCAAATCACTGCCTTTTACAGGTGTGAAATCATCCATTTTAGGAACAGGCATTCTAACAGGCTCAATCATAGCGCCATACTGTTTGCCTACTGCCTGCAATTCTTGCTCTGCCTCAACCTTGTTTTTTGGGAATTTAGACCAGCCAGCAGATTCTGCCAGATGCTTTCTTCCAGCCTCATGCAATGCTCTGGTTTCATTCTCAGCAGTGCCTTCTGCTAAAGCCTTAACATACTGAGTTCTTTTCTTTGCCTCGTCTACAGCGGCAGCCCTTGCTTCCTTAACAGACTGGTTTGCTGCTTTCTGTGCAATTTCATCACTGGTTACAGCCGCCTTAAACTGATCCATCGCAGCAGTATTGGCCGCAGAAGTAGCCTCTTTTTCAGCCTCATACGCTGTCTTTAATGCAACATTCCTAGCTTTCCTTCTTGCGCCAGATAAGAACGGGGTGTAGTCGAGAATAGTATCAGCAGCCTTTTGAACAATAGGAGTTCTTAGAAATGACCCCGCCAAAGGGAAAGCTGCATTGATAGCAGCGCTTGTGCCGATATTCTTACCAAGTGACTCACCTTCAACCGTTGGGGTCATAGCGCCAGAAGCGCCACCAATTAAACCCTCACCAGCCAATGCAGTGATAAGAGCGGCGGTTTTAGGAGCGAGGGTAGCAGCTTGGCCAGCCCATTTAGCACCCTGAGCCACCTTAGCGGCAGGCAATGCAAACAATGCAGCATTAGTGAGAACATTGCCTGTAACGCCGCCAGCAGTATGCTCAACAGGGTCCATAATGCGTCTGTTTTCTTCTTCTGCCGCCTGCTTTTCAGCAAGACCAGCTTGGTCGCCAACGCCCCGAGAGTATAACTGGCTAAGTCCACGACCTATTCCAGAAACAACATCGCCTGACTTTATGGCCATATTGTCGCCAAATGACCTAGATTCAGAATCTGCTTCTTCCATTCTTCTGCGTTCTGCCTGACCTTGAGGCGAGGCAATATACTCATCAACAGTGAGTTTTTTAGGTGGCATACCTTTAGCAACCCTAGCAGCAACACTGGCTTCAATCTTCTGCCGTGGAGTCAATACAGGCTCTGATGCAGGAGCGGAAGCAGCTAATATAGCAGCAACCTTGGCTTCAATTTCCTGTCTCGTTGTCATTCTTTACTCCCAAGCCAGATAGCTTGTTCTTCAGGAGAGAACAAATCCCAATTCTCTGGAAGGTTATCAGCGCCATCTTGTTGTGCAGGTTGTCCATATCCTCCAGCAGCGGCCTTGGCTTCAATCTGCTTGCGCCTAGCCAAATAAGACTCCATTGACCTGCGAGAGTCCCCAGCTTTTGGCTGCATAGATAACAACATCGCAATGTCCGAATTAGAAGCAGGATAAAGCTCTTTGATTCTGCCAAGCGCCTGCTCCTGACCCCATCTGTCTAATTCAGTTGCCATTGGCGATTTTTGACCCCTAGCAGCCTGGCCTATGAGAGTTCCAACAACACCAGGATTATCGCCAGCTTTTGCTGCCTCTCCAGCAGGAACAATAATAGACTGTTTAGTACCAAATAATTCAACATTTGATCTTTGGTCATTTAACATTCCTTCAAGCTGCTTGGTCTGCTCCATGCTTTTGTTTAATTCAGCAACTGGATCAATAGGCGCTTTCCCGCCCCTTCCCATAACAGGTTTAGGAACAACCTTTCCTGATTGGTCATATACTCCACGACCAGAAGTAACCAGTTTGAAATTTTCCAGTCTTTGACGCTCGTCATCCGTTCCATTCATAAGAACATCTAGTTCAGTTCTTGCTCTTGGCTCAGATGGTGCGCGGCCAGCAATAGCCAGTTCCCGTTTATCTGCTACATCCTGAGCATGTGCAGCCCTTTCAGCTTCAGCAGCAGCCTGAATAGCCTCATCAGAGAAAGTGCCAGGCTTCAACTGATTGACAGCCCTCATGCCAGCAGGAGTCTGACCATATTGCAGTATCTGATTCTGACCAAGCCTGTCGGGTTTATCGCCCTGCATCAGTTTGATAGTTTCAACATCAACGCCAAGATTACGCAACTGCATCATCTTCTGTGGTGTCATAGCGCCAGTATCTTCAGCCGCCTGACTCAGTGCAATCGACTGATCTTTCTTATCCTGTTCAGCATTGTAAACATCGCCCAATGCACCGCCAACAGCTACCGCATCCTTGATGTTGTTCCACATCTGACCACGGTCATTATTAACAATCCTTGCAGGGCTTGCGCCATTTGCAGGAATATAGAACGTAGAATCAGACCGAGTTTGCAAGCCAGGCGCTGCCCTCAAAGCCTCGGAAATCATCTGAGCCTTTTTCTGAATGCTTCTATCTTGACCAACAATGTATGGTTCCATCAGTTAAGCCCTAACCAGCCAGAAACATCAGCGCCAACAGCGCCACCCTTCAATGCATAAGCCAATTTATCTTTTAGCCCATCGCTTGTTTTCCAGGCATTCAAATCAAGTGGTCCACCTTTCCTGTTTCCATGCTCATATTGGTAAGATTCATTACCAAGTGCAGCACCAACAATCGCGCCAATGGGGCCAGCCCCATAACCTGATGCAGCTCCCTGACCTGTTGCTGATAACTGACCACCAAAACTGCCTTTGTCTCTATCGTAAGCGCCCTGTTCCTTGCCGATATTACCAGCCAATCCAAGACCCTGCATTGCTAACCCAGCATAACCCATGCCCTTACCAAGAGCAGAAGCCATGCCACTGCCAGCAGCCGTTCCTGTAGTTCCAGCAGTAGTGCCACCAGCCAATGAACCGCCAGACCCTAGTGCAGCACCTGATCCAGTTCCAACCGTGCCAGCAGTCGTTCCAGCTCCACCAGACCAGCCACCAAGATTCATGCCAGTATTAGCCGCCTGTGTTGTTCCAAAGGCATCACCAGCGCCTGACAATGCAGCACCTCCAGTAGTTCCGGCACCAAACATTCCAGAGCCTGTACTGGCTGCACTTGTAGCAGCTCCAGCTTTGGAAAAGTCATCATACAAGTCATAAGCCTGTTTGCCAGTCTTTACTGCTTGCGATACTTGATCCATAGCAGATGGCTCAGGATTAACATTAGGCATCGGAATGTTTGAAGCAGAAATAGGCGTTCTGCCTGCCCCAACAATACCACCCCCAACATCGCCAGTTGGAGCAGTGCCATCACCATTCCTCAAAGCCTTTGAGGTCTGCATCTTTCTGTAGCGCTCATTTGACTGCATCATGGCTATTTACCTGCCTTTTGTTGACGAGCGTTATAGTCGCCCATTTTAGTCTGATACTGAGATTGAGCTGCCCCAGCCATATCCGCAGGAGCATAACCAGTTGCTGTACCAAAACCAGCAAATGACGGCCTGTAGGATTGCCCCAAACTCTGAGAAGCACCGACCAAATCCCAAGGCATTTGATAGTTTTGCAAATCTTGCGAGTAATTCTGATCCTGCCCTTTGATCTGAGCGCTGTAATCCTGACGATACTTGTCAGCAGCGGAAATCGTAGCCTGTTGTGCTGCCTGAGTATTAACATCGCCCTGAGCTACAAGGGTGTCATTCATTGCACGGCTATACGCCTCAGAGCCTGGCACAAATCCCTGTTGCCTTAACTGGTTTCTCTGTGATGCCAGATCACGCTCTTGCTTAGGAGCAGCCCTATCCATCGTTGACTTGTAAATAGAGTCCGCATATTCCTTATTAGCATCAGGACTCCACTTAACTTGTGCAGCGCCTTTGAAAGCGCCCTGTTTTGCTATGTCCTGAGCAAGTATGTTGCCTCGACCCATTACGGCACGGCGAGCATTCTCAAACTCAGGGGCAGCGGTTTCTTTCTGAATCCAAGTACCGTCAGGGTTTCTAGTCCATTCTATACTACCGTAGGCATTGGTCTGTTTAGGTCTGTTAGCCTTTGTCATGGCCTCGGCAGCGGCAGCATCAATACCAGCTTGTTGTTGAGCTAGTGCCGCGTAATCTGGTGCCTTTGGTGTCTTTGGTGCTTTGCTTCCGCCCATCTTATCCTCCAACCGCCTGCAATTTTGTTACTGTCTTAGCCCACAATTTAGAGTTAAGAATCTTGCATTGGTCGCGCGTCATTGTGTAATAATTAAAATCACCATAAGGAGAGCCGCCCTTTATGGTAGCCTCAAGCACAAAGCCAAAATTTTCATCAAGACGGGAAGCGCCTACGTTACTCTCCACAACACGCCCAATGATCTTATGGACTTTCAACTGATTAAACGGGTAGTCAAAAATAGCGGCATACCACTCACGGCATGGCAATCTACCCTCTTTAATCCATATATGAACATGGAGAGATACTTGATTGTACTCCTCACAAATCCCCGCTGCAATCAGTTCATTACCATCAATGCACCCAATAAGCTGTTGGCCTGTAGCAGGAGTGAGCATTAACTCACGGCAGGCTTCTGGAAGGTAAATAAGGTCTGTTGTTATCATGCTCATACCATCCCTCCAGTTTCAAAAATAAACTCACTGGCTACTATTGTACAAGGAACAGAAGTTGTTACAGCCATTATCAAAGATGCCGCATATCCAAGACCCGTTACAGAAGTCCAAGGCCGATACATGCCAGATGCAAATGCCCACTGTGAGGCATCCCATATAGCACTATTCCACAATGATGTGGATACGGCACTAGCTCCAGGTGAATATCCAGACCCGTCAGCAGTCATGGAGAAGTCAATAGCAAGACCAAGAGCAATGCCAGGATTCACCGCAGTTTGAACAATAGGGCGAACCAGTTTGAAATGCTTGATAGCCGTAGGAGAGTTAAAATAGCTGAATGCAGACATTAGCGAGCAACTAATAGGAGTGCCTCCAGTTCCATCAATCCCTATGTTATCCATGTAAAGGTCATTTCCATGCCGATAAACTCTGCCATCACCTGTGCCAAAATAAGCTGATCCAGCCATATTCCCAAAGCATGAAGCATCCATCCTATATTCAGCCCATGCGCCAGTAGAGGCATTCATAATATACTGTCTAGCAGAACCATCAACATCAGGGATAGATATAAGAACGGTCTGAATGCTGGTAAAGTTATGCAACTCCCAATCGTTTGTAATAATACCGCTTGTTGAATGAATGATTGAATTAAGCGTTCTGCTTATATTTCTACTTAATGCAGATTCATACAAGGACTCAGCCGCAGCACCCTGAACAACCTTGCTCAACGGGAACAGTCCAGCCTCTGTCATCATTATAAGATCGCCGCCCATATCAATAGTCGGTATTTTGCCAACTGGAGGAGAAACCAGATAAACAGAGTTTATTCGCCATGTAGAGGCATCATCAGGATCAGACCCAGTGTATACAGCTACCTCGCCATTTGAACTGATAAACACTGTCAGATCATCAAGACCAGCGCCAGAATCAAGACTCCATGTAGCTATCTCATACAGATACCCGCCTTGCTTGAATATGCCGCCCAAGTAAAAAGGAGTTGCCTCACCACCTAGAGAATCAAGCGGTAAATACCATGCAGTCATGGAATTGGCTTGTGTGAACCATAACCGATGTTTTGCGGTAGTTACCTTGTCGAATGTTGTGGGATCAACACCCCAAATCATGCCAGCGCCTATTGTGCCAGGTGCCACCATAGTAAACTGATGAAAAGCTGTTCCATCATAGTAGAACGTTGGATCAGTGCTGGAATTAGCACATACAAGGAAATTGCCAGCAGGATTAGAAAATTGCACGAAATCCACATTGCCAGAAATAAGAGTATGAGCAATAGCAGGAGAGGAAACTGCGTTTGTTACATCATAAACACCGGCATCAGTCGCAGCAAATAACTTGTGTGAGCCTGAAAGAGAAGTATACGGAATAAGCGTTTTAACTGATCCATCTAGGCCAGTAGCGACAACACGAGAGCCTCCCCTAACCCTTAGAGCCTCGTTGCCAGGAAACATGTTGATAAGAGAAAGGCAGAAATTAGGCTCCATAGAAGCCATCGGAGAAGTATCGTTTATCCCGCCTGTTGGAGCAGAAACACTTATTGCCTTACTAACGGCACGATTGCCAACTTTTGCAGGCTTAGACCTCACAGGCCAAATCCAGTTTCAGGAACATTGCCGTACCCAAGCAGCCCATTACCAGCATAGCCAGTTAATGAAATCTCTCTTGCGCCTTGAGTTGCCTGCCTTTCATTCTGCAAAATGTAATTGTATTCCTGAGCAAGAATTGTTGTATCCATGCCCTTAGCAGACCACAATTTTAATTTCAGCCCAGTTATCATCAACCTCTGGTCAATCAGCGGAACATCGTCAGCAAGAACTACAACATTCCTGTAGCCGCCATTTGCCTGAATATAAACCCAATCATTAGAAACATAGGCAAGTTGCATAACCTCGCCAGCCGCCGGAGCAGGGAAAACAGAAAACTTATCATTAGCTGAAATCTTGTACTGATACTGAACGCCAGCACTCCCAGATGTTAGCCCATACTGAAGCCATGCCCACATCTGAGGGCTAGTTGGCCCCAACATGGGCAGTTTAGAGCTTGAAGCCCACTGTGTCTGGTTTACTTGACGAGCAAAATCGCCAGGGAGAGAAAAATCAGTAGTAGAACCATCGCCGTAAATTGCCAGTTGCTTTGTTAATTGAGGCCAATCATGCGCCCTCATCACTTCATTGCCGACAGCGTTAAGCAACCCTACCGCCTGATAGGTAGTAGGATCAGCAGCACCAAGAGCAATGTTTGACGCACCTAAGCCTAATTCTTGAAATGCAGCATCAATAATCAGTGTAACGTTTGAATATGCCGACATTTTTAGACTCCTAAAACCTTGGCAGGGGGTGCAGCCCTACCAAGCGGGGAAATCCCCCTAACCTTTCTTAGGTTTTTCAGCAGCAGATTCAAGTGCCGCTAACCTAGCTTTCAATTCCTCATTCTCTTTGTGCAACACATCAAACGGAGCAGCATCAGCAGCCTTTTTAATATGTACCGCAGCCTTACGCTTCATTTCATGCAGGCCTGGCATTCTGCCACAAGCCTGATCGTTCAATTCTGCCAACTGCTCCAAGGTGCGAACCTTGATATAACTCAATTCTTCAACCATTGAGCGGCTAATCCATGCAACCTCTGCAAGTGGAGTGCCAATCAACTGCTCTGCATCACCTTCACGGAACCGCATATATGACTCACGGAACCGCTGTTTGTCTTGCTGTCTTACTGGCCTGCGGACAATGTTGGTGCTATTGCCTGCGGCGATAATCTCAACAAACTCGGCATCCTCAAAAATAGGCCTGCCCTCTGCTTCAGTCTTTGCCTCATTTTGAATCGAGCGCATGTAAAACTTGGCATATACGCCATTTGAACCCGCTGGATTCTCAAAATCTTTAATATCAAACTCTGCCGTAGCACTCATATCTGCACCTTTTAAGTTGTAGAACTTTATAAACCCCTCCGATATTGCAGAGTGTTTTTGTAACCTGAACTACCCGCCCCTTTCGAGGCGAGTAGCGCAGTTTCTTACAATGGGCAGGTCAGGACAACAATCTTAGCTGAAGCATCAATAGCAACAGCACAGATGTAATCAGTAACCAGCGCAGACACATCAACAGTCCCGTCAGTAGCGCCAACAGCAGTCAACGCATTACCGTCAGCGCCAGCAGTCAGTGCAGTTGTCAGTGTTGCAACACCTGTAATCTGAATCCAGCCGTAACCGCCATCAGCAATGATAGACTGGAATACACCAGCGCCAATACCGCCGCTATCAGTCACATCCATTGTTACTTCAGTGTACTGACCAGCAGAAGCGCCAGATACGGCGTAGTAGTAACAGAAGTTGCCAACTACAGAAGCAACGTCACCAGCGCCATTGTTGAACTTGACATACTTATAAAGTTTGCCAGACCCATCAACGCGACCAACTGTACCAAGTGTAAATTCAGCAGTCTCTGACGAGGTGCGTACTTTGGTTTTATCTAATCCAATTATGTTCATGTTTCAATCCTCAATTCGATTAAAGAATACCCCCTTTCGGGGGCATTAGTTGTTATCAGGTCACACCAGCCAGACGGCCAGAGAACTGAGCGCCAGAGCAAGTTAATGCGCCAGCCCATGCAAGAATCTGCACTTCAGCATCCTGATTGATCGAATAACGCTTGTTCGGAGACAGGCTCACGAAGTTGCGCTGGCTATGAGGACGATAATGGACATACTTGGTATTCAGCATGAACGCAGTACCAGATGGGCAAACGCCACCAATACCACCATCAAGCACAACATCAGCATCCATGAACTTAACAGATGGGAAGCCAAGATCAGCTTCGTTGCTGTTAGTGAAACGCTGGTTAGCTTGCAAGCTGGCAACATACTTAGCCCAGAACACGTTATCGACCATAATCAAGTCAGGACGATCCATGCCGCGAACCAGTTTAGCCCACATAGCATTCAAATCAGCCTGAATGGTAGCAGCAGCCGCTGAACCGTTGTACTGAGTGCGCCAGAAAGACCAAGTAGTGCGATCAATGCCGCCATAAGTGTCAGTCTGAGAAGCTGTTGCAACATCAGGACACATTGCATCCAGACCTACAATCGACTTACCAGAATAGCTTGTGCCATCACCGTACAGACCAGTACAGATAAGATTCTGCATGGTAGATTCAGCAACATCAATACGGGCTGATAACAGATCAATCATCTGTTCAGGGCCAGCATTCTGCAACATTTCCAGACCTGAGATAACAACAGGGCAGGCTGCTTGCTTGATGTCAAACTGAGCGGCACTGATTACGTCTTGTGCAGCAACAGGCAGCAAGTCATAGCCAGAATAGAAGCCAGCGTTTGAGTTTTCAGCAAAAGACAGTTCTTCATAGATCAAACGACCACCAGAGAACGGACGCGCTTTACCACGAGCTTCCAGACGAGTCAGAATGGCATTGTTCTTGCGAACGTTATCAGCAATCTTCTTGCTGCGTTTTTCAATTGTGGTCGCGATAATGTCGCTGACCGAGGCATTAGCGAATGACATAGCATCCCCTCCAAAGTTAAGTTAATGAACAACAACCGTAGAGGGGTTTCCTCAAAATGTTAGTGGGGTTTCCACTTGTGAAGAAATGCTATCACAGTAAGTGAGTGCTTACAACCGTCCAGAAGCAGAATTAAATGCTTTTCTCAGTGTTTCACCAATAGAATCATTCTCATCATCTACTTCAACAGCAACAGACCCTGATGGTTTAACACTAACACCAACAGCCTTGGCCTGTCTTGTAGCTACAGGGCTTACTACTTGTGGTTGAGCCATACGACTTTGCATGACTTCCCGTATTTCAGGATTCATCCAGATAGCCTTGTCGTAGGCATCCTGCAAGTCAGAAGCAACACCTCTTTCAAGCAATTCAGCCATGTGGACACGAACATCGCCAAAGAACTCAAGATTAGAGCCAAAAGACTCGACCTCATTGTTAATAATGGTCTGTTCTTGCCCTTCACGCCATGCGCGTATTTCAGCCAACTCACTGCGGATTTCTTCAGGAATAACCATGCCAGGCTGTGGTGACTGTAACACCTCTTGACCTACTGACTTGTTGATTATGTCCCGTAGAGGTATCCCATAGTCATCAGCAATGCCCATCAGAGCCTCAAACCGAGTGGGCAGGTCTGCCGTTCTCAATACTCGTTCAGCTCCCAATACTCTATCAAGATGCTGTTGCGGGCTTACTCCAAGCTGATTCAGCTCGTTAATCACTGGAGCAAATGCCTGTTGAAGCTCTTTCAGTGGCGCAAATTGCTCTTGTAGCTTGGCAGCACCTACATTGTGGTTTTCTTCTCGTCGTATGATTTCTTCACGGACTTCAAGCGGAAGATTAGCCCATCCTTCACGAGCTTTAGGCTTCCAGCTAGACGGAGGGCGATCAGGTGACCATTTTCCAGCAGGCTCATCATCTGTGGTGGGTTGTTCAACAGCCGCTTCAGCAGAAGTCTCAGCTTTATCTTTAGACTTAAACCTGCCGTTCTCATCTCTGTCGCTAGTAGTTTCAACCACCGCATAATCAACCACATCGGGGGCTGAAGTGTCGTCAGTAGTTGCCGCCATTGCTTCTCGAAGTTCATCTTCAATACTGCGTTCTTCATTGCTCACTATGCACCTCTGGCTTATAGCCATCTCTAACATGAATTGCGGCTTCAGCAATATCCTGCATCAGCTCTTTTGTATCCAGCTTTTCGGCCTTCTTCTGTGGAAGCCCTGCCAAGATAGATTCATTACTATAGCCATCAGCCAAACATACAACACCATTGCGCTTGTTATGTTCTTCCATTGCTCTGTGGCTATCAATTACCGTACCATCAACTGTAGACCTGAATGCCTGAAACCTGCCCCTGACAAATGTCTTTGGAGGAGTAAGGATAGCAAGTGATATTTCACTGCCGCACACCCTGCATGGGGGAGTGTCGAGCCTTTCATCTACTGGTCTGATGTAGTCAGTAACAGCTTCGCATTCAATACACAATCCTGTATAGACTGGCATTAATCATCATCTCCAGACGTTTCGCTTTTCATCTCGGCAGCAGTTTCCATGGCTTCCATTTTCTGATCGTGCTGGTCATTTTTCATAGAACAATCACGCTCTTTCATCATCATTTCCATGGCAAACTTCTGTTCAGCAAAGGCCATAGACTGCTCGTGCTTCTCTCTGGCAAACTCCATTTTCTGATTCTCTAATGCCGCATCCATAGCTAACTTCTGGCCAGCCAATTCAGCCTCAAGCTCTGCCTTTTGTTGGGCAATAGCCGCATCCTGTTCTGCCTGAACCCTCTCAAGTTCCATTCTTCCAGCTAACTGTTGCTGTTCAAGCATAAACTTCTGTTCAGCTTCTTGCTGTTTTAACTGCATCTCAGCCTGCATCTTTGCCTGCTCTGCCTGAGCCGCAATTTCTTCAGGGCTTGGACCAGGTGGCGGTTTTGGCTGTTGTGCTTCTTTACCAAGCCTTTCAAGTTCCGCATCCAACACCCCCTCAATCTCAGAAGCACCACGATACCCCATAAGGGTAAACTTGAACATGGTCAACAGTATCTGACCAAGCCCTGGATTCGTTTGCATGGCAGGAACGGCACTTTGTAAGAACTGGCTTACATAGCCCATCAATTCCATACGCTGTGACTTTTCAAGCGCCCAATCAGCTTGCACCAATGAATCAGCCTGAACAACTATCCGATAGCTTGACAGCTCATCATTACGCAATAACTCGATAGCCTGAGGAACTAGAGCCATATCAGGCTCACTGAGCATACCGACAATCTGTTGCAGCTTCTCATCAGAGTAAAGCTGAACAACCATCTCTCCCATGATATTAAGGATAGATGATACAAACTCGGAAACATCCCTTTGATAGCCAGACATACGGCCACTGGCAAACTGCGCCTTGATCTTCTGAGCTTCAGCAGTTTCGTATTGATTCGTTACACCGCGCTGAATATCAGATAATCCACTGACCTCAAACAGTACAGCTTTAATATGCTCATATTGCTGTTGCAACATCTGCAATACGCTAGCTACTTGCTCAACCGGATACCACTGAATCCCACCAGCAGTGCCGCCAGACTCAGTGAACATAGCCCAGTTTTCAACAGGTATCAGGGTATTTTCAGCAGACTCAAACATACGACCAATAGCTGTTTCAGAGCCGTTGTAAACGCCTGCGACCTTGATTGCCGATATAAGAACAGCAATACGAGCGTAGAGAATATCAAGCTGATTGTATTGATCCTGCGATTGATGATAGTCAGTAACTGGCAAGAAAGCTGTAGTAGTAGTATTGGCAATCAATGGAGGAGGGCATGGGAAAAAGTCTTTTAACCCATAAGGATCGTCTTTCTCCTCAAGACACTTTTCACCGCCCTTGGTTGTCCAGATAACCTTTCTTTCTGACTTGTCCCATATTTCATAGACAATATACTTTCCATCAGTTATCTCTTTGGGTGTGAGGGAAGTCTTATTCTTCTCGCTCTCAACCTGATCCATGGCATCTTCACCCCAACGGGCAACGATTTCTTTCTTGGTTAATGGCAGCTTACGGGCAACCCAAGTGACATCTTTCCACGTTCTTGATGGCTGATATAGGAAATCTTCCCAATACACCGAGTCGATAAATATAGCCTCAGACCCAGCCATTGGAGAGCCTTCTTCTGTGGTTTCCATCTCAAAGCGTAACCACACAGTGCCAATGCCAGGCACTAATCTATCAAGTATCGCAGCCCTTACCGATCCTTTGAAATCATCGGCACACTGAACCTCATAGTTCAGTCCGCGCTGCATGATAAGGCCAGCAACACGCGCAACGTCATCATCTGCATCACGATTGATTCGTGAAACATCGGCCTTTGGTAACGAGTTGAATAACGATTCTTTGAGAGTCTGAACACCTGAATAGAACAGATTGGCTCTTGGCGCTCTTGCTAGTGCCGAATCCCCTCTATCATCCTTGTATCTGGCATAAACCCTGCCACCATGGGCATGTGCTTCACTTAGAAACTTCTCTGCCTTGGTTAATTTAGCGCTCCACTGCTTGCTCATATACGCACAACCCCAGCAGAACGCTTCTCACGCTCTGCAAAAAGTGAAAATAGTTTCATTTCTGCATTTACAGGTATCTGTTGCCCAACTATACGTGATTTCCCCGCTTGCTTCAATGCGCTTTTATTGGTAGCAAGTGCTAACATACGGGCAGCATCGGCAGGGTTTGATGACCAGTCATGCTTTGGTGAGGATTTGAACATCTGGGAACGGGCATCCCATTCTCTCTGATAAGACTTCAAAGCAGATACGCCAACTCTAACATCAGGGCTGGAAACGTTAAAAAACCATTGAGGTAATGACTTTCTGACAGCCTGAATACCATCCTGAATCGAAAGACTGGGAACAATCTCAACCTTCATACCATCGGCAATAAACTGCTCCCTTACGGATTTTCCTGTCTGGAAGGATTTGTTTTTGGCATCATGAGGTAGATAAGCAGTACCATAAGCATAAGGTTTGTCCCGTAATACTCCCAGAACATCGTCAACGCTAAAACCGCTAACAGTGAAGAAGTCAATAATAGCAAGTTCTTGGCCGTTAGCCTGAGCAAACCATACACTTGTATCATCAGTGTAGCCAATATCCCAGGCAGTAATGACAAGTTTTGACGGATCATACGGGAATACTCCTTCATTAGTAGACGATTGTTTTTCCATCTGATCGGAATAGAACGCGCCCCTGACAGCGGCAGTAAACGAGCATTCCATTTCCTGCATGTATGTTTCGGAGTCCGTTCCAGGGTTTGTCCTTATCAGTTCAAGTTCATCAGCATCAATAATGCCTGACTCACTAGCTTTAAGCATTAATGTAAACCAGTTTTTACTGCCTTGAGCGCCTTCCCATAAATCATGAAAGTGATTTCTACCGTGAGGGGTGCCAAGGAACACAATCCAGCCTTTTCTGTCTGAAATAGCAGGGGCTATGATTTCAGCGTACAAGGTAGGATGAATCTGAGCATATTCGTCGATTACCACCCCGTCAAAGTAGTTGCCTCGGAGTGCATCTGGATTATCAGCACCATAAAGACGGACTGTAGCCCCATTCTTGAGCAATACCGACAGCTCGGACTCCATAACCTTATCAATCAAAGGTGCCGCATAGTGTTTAAGGTACTGCCAGGCTATCGACTTAGCTTGCTCCCTGAATGGTGCAATATAAGCATACTTAGGGAATGGCAAATTGCACTGAATAGCCTTATCAATCAAATCATTGACGGCCATGACCGTCTTGCCTGCCCTACGATGAAGCACACAAATAGCAAAACGCTCACCCCTAGCATGGAAAGATAAAGAGTGATTTCTAGGTGTGTATGCAGACTGAAGGCTAACCGACGACATTACCATCTTCTATTGCAGGTCGATTAAGTGGTGAAGCGGGGATATTTGAGCGATATTCAATCACATTTCCTGTATGTTGAGCCATTGCCTCTTTTGGAGCCATTACCATGAGCAATTTAAGGAATTGACCGTAGTTTTCCTCATTATTAGCCCATGAAGCCAACCTAGGAACACCACCAACAAGCTCGAAAGTCTCTAAAAAAGACTGTTCGATCTGTTTTCTTGAGTAAATGCGCTCGATATTGCCTTCGCGAGGCTTTCTGACGTTCTTTTCAAGTGATTGCATAATATCCATAGCTCACCCCAAAAATAACAGTTCTTCTGCTTTCCTTCTGCGCCTTAATCCAGGCTCTGCACTTGTACCCTTGCTAATCCATCGACCGAATTGTTTAGCTGCCAAGTCATAATGCCCTTGGTTCAACAGCTTCAACAGTGTCCAGTCACCTAATCCCTCGGCAATGTCATCACCATCAATATCAGACCCACAGTTATAAGCGAAAGATACCAAAGCATCGAATTGCCCCTGAGTTAGTGGAACTTTGACGAGTGAATTAACATCACGCTCGAATTGCTCACAGTCATGCCTTAGCCACTCATCAGCGTCAGCCTGTGACCATATAAGACCTTCTGTAACATTTGATCCAGTATGGCCGTAACCGATGGTTAGAATGCCTTTCGGACAGCGGTATGCAGTCAGTGAACAGCCCTCGAAGTGCTTGATTAGGTCAATCCCGACTTGTGACAGTTTCATTTTGCAGCCACTCCCATTTTCTTCTCAGCCGTTCTCAATGTGCCAGCGCCCAACAGCATTGCCACCAACTCCCATAATCCAGCATCACTCACAGGATAGGGAACAATAGTGCCTGTAGCCAGACAATGATTAACCCACAAGAAAGCCCCTAGAGCGTACTGAGGCACGAAGTAAAAGAACATGCCCAACGCACCAACCCATCCGAGAGCAGGCCGCCATCCACTGTTAAACCAGCTTGAGTCGTTAGCATTGATAAGATTCAACTGATGCGCCCACTCGTCAGGCTGTTGTTTGATTTTCTCCATTATCTCAGCGTGTGACAATCGCTCATCATCGGAGGTGAACAGACTATCAAGCGCCTTGCCTGTCTTTTCAACCGCAGTACCAGTGGCATCAATTACCGGAGTTGCACCACCGCCAAACAATCCAGACCAAAATCCCATACAATCACCTGAAGTCTTTAATGGCTTGCCACACTAAACTGATAGCGGCAACGAAGGTACTAAGCCATTTTATGAAAGTAACCATACCCGTTCCGGTATTCCAAGCATCAACCAATCCTTTAACGCTTTCAGTAAGCTCATCAAGCGACTTGTCTCTAGCAACAAGAGAGGATTCAACAGTACGCAAATCCCTTCTTAGCAACTCAAGCTCTTTGGCCATATCTCTCTCACACTCAAGTAGTTTAATACAGCAATCATCCATCTTATCCAGCCTTGATTGTCATGTTACGGAATTTAACAACCCCGCCGCCGCCCGCACCGTAGACCGCTTGGCAATACAGGTTAAATGATACGGTGTCCGGAGGAAGTGTTGCGCCCAATGGTGTCCGCAGTATCCCCGTAACAGTCGTGTCGGGTATTGAATAACTCGACTCAGTTGATCCATACAGCTTATTGCAGATAATGTATTTTGATCCTGACCCGTTGTAACACTCGATATACAAATCCAGTCTACGAAGTGCCGTGAATGCCGAAGCCGAAAATTCAACCTCGCCAATAATCGCAGCACCAGCGGCAACAGATGCGGAACACAACACGCGACTCGTCAAAAGAGCCTGTGCAATGTCTCCAGCGGTCGCGCCTGAGCTTGTCAGTACGATCCAAGGCAGCTCATTAGCAACAGCTTCAACGCTCGACACGGTAGCAAGTGTAGAGCCTGATCGATTGACGGTTAAATTGGTCGGCACTGTTCCTGTTACGCCAGTGCCAGCCGTTCCAGCCGTTCCAATCAGAGCGTTATTGGTGTAAAAGTTTGACGTGTCGCCGCCAAAATTATTGACCGACTTACCTTTAACCCCGCCGCCAATCTTGGCAACGAGAGTATCCGCTATCGTTTTACCGACACGATAAGCGCCCAGGTTGGTAAGGTGGGCAAGATCGATCAGGTAATTTGTAATCGCAGCACCAGTTAAAACCGCAGGATCACGAGTTGCACCAAAAGCATCAATTACAATCACAGACGAATCAGCTTTTCCAATCGCAACAATGTGACGATTAACTTCCTGCATCACAGCGAATAATGGCGTAGTGGCCGAATTACGGGCTGTAATGGTCATCAGAATCGGGATAGAGCCATTGGCTTTAATCTGGGAAACTATTGAATCTATATCAGCATTGATTGCAGTAGCAGTACGCTGGATCAGGAAAACGTCATTGGTCCCGACCTCAACGAGCACATAATCAGGCTTGGCCGTGATCGTGTTCAGATAACCATCGTATAGCCAAATGTCACCAAGACGAGCCAACAGGTTTGCGGAAGTGTCGCCAGGTATCCCCTGAATCGAAACAACATCCAATAATTGACCGGATAATATCTGTGCATGATTAAAGTACCCAACGCAGGTAGACGACCATGCCGACGTATTTGTTTGTGTGGACGTGTATGCGGTATCGATGACCGGAAGCGCATCCATCTTGACACCAACAAGCAACTCAAGCCCCGCAGTAGCAGACTCCAGCTTATTCAGCCCGTCACGCAAAGGAGTCCATGCACCGAATGAATCATTTGGAGCAGAGTACCGGATTGAACTATCAGCAACTCGAAACTCAATGTCAGCAACAGCAGAAGGGGTTATAACCATATCCCATGACCGACTCCCAGCAATCTCAAGCCATGCAGCAGGGGAAGTCGTAGGGAACTTTACATAGCCATTACCTAACGCAGTAATCGAATCGCCGATGTAAGCAATAGTCGGCTTGCGAGTCTTGCCGATATTTGAAAGCCCAAGAACAGCGTGTTCTTCTATGTGCTTTGCGATACTCATGGATGCAAAACTGCCAGATAAGACTCAAGTGTTACAGAGTCACTAGGGTTTGTTGCAGTAATCGTAACAGTAAATGCACCCGTCAAAGTCTTTGTGGTGTTTGATGCAGGAGTAGATGAAAGCGCCAGACTGGTAACCCAATCAATCGTATTCCGTTGACTAGCAGCAACCCCTCTCTGTGCAATACTGAACTGACCACGCGAGGCAGTAGCAGACATTGTCGTTACCAATACATTCGTAGACGACCCATCGTTGATAGCAACAGTAATCGTGCGAGTGCCAACAACACCACCGGAAGTGAAGTCACAAGTGATGACAAGCTGACTATCTAAATCCATGTAGCCCGCAGGTACGCTAATCGTAGCCAATACACCATTAGCACCTGATGCCGATGTAACAGCAACACCGCTTTTAGATATAGTGTAAGGGGTAGTCGCTCCAACCCTTCCAAGCCCTAATACCGCATGTTCTGCTATGTGCTTTGCGATAGACATAAATTACCTACTGCTTTGTAGGAATTGAAATAGTGGATATATTCCCGCCACTATAAGTAAATGTCTGTCTATATGTTCCACGGCTTGTGATGTAATCAATGTAAAGAATAAGACCTCCACTATAGGTGAACTCTTGTCTTGTTCCATTCTCTATCCATGTGCCATCATTGCAAACTAATTCGTTCATGTTCAATCCTCGTATAAATCTATATAGGCAGTACAGTATGCAGCCCAAGAACCGCCACCTGACTGAAGAGCATATATGTTGCCTAAACTATCTGGTTTAAGTCTTACTTGCCCAGTTGTTTGACCATACGAGGCATAGTAACTTCCTGTGTGTTGACTTCCAACAGCAGAAACACAAAACCCTATCTCAGCAAAAGCAAATGATCCACCAGAATCTTCTCCTGCTGGACTTGTGTTTTGTGCATAGAAATAACCAGCCGCTCCAAGTGGAACAGAAAGCGAAACATTTGATGCAGCAGATGATGCTACTACAGCAGCACTAACTTTAGTGTAAACCCCATCGCCAGCATTATTAAATGCTGCAAAGGCCCCAGAAGCCACATATACAGTTGCTATTCTTCTACCAAAAGACCATGTTCTTGTGGCAGATACCTCTGCGGGAATAGCGTTTATTCCCGATAGAGTCGTAGAAAGACTTATATTTTTAGGCGATATGCAAACATCAACAAGATCACCTGTTGATTTTATCATCCATACATTATGCCACCCATCAGAAGGCGGGGCTGTGTGGTCATAATATGAACCAGCAGGAGAGCCACTTGTGCCAGCACCTAACTCAAATGTGCCGAGGTCTTTATAGAAAGACTCCGTTAAAACGCCATCGTTAGTAAATAGGTATTTCAAGCCAGATAATTCAAGTAACTTGCATGACTGAGGATAAGCAATAATTGATCCGCTATTCTGGTATGTCACACCCTGATTTCTTGATCTATACCAAGGAGGATACTGCGCTGTTTGGGTTGGGTCATAAACATACGTCCAGACAGTAGACGTTAAATCCAATACAGGATCAGTTGCCGCCATTAACTCAGCAGTTGGCGAGCCTGAAGTAGTATAAAACTTGCCATTTGAACCGATAACAATTATCGGGTATTCAATAGTCTGCAAGCCAATAAGATTCTTACACGCATCCCAGTACATCGGAGTGCGCTTAATCCGCATTTCCTCAGTGGCAGCTTTGCGAAACAGGTCAATGTAGTTATCACCAACGCCTGTATCATCAACATTTGTATCAGCTTGTGGGTCAACAGAGAAATTACCGTCAGACTTGAACTCATATATTCTTGTGGATACTGGATCATAGTCAGTTTGTGGCCCATCAAATACCAATGTTCCAGCAGGTACGGCAGCATTTGACGAAGTATATAGAGAGGAAACAGTTTCATAGTCGCCAGCAACATTGCTGTTATCTACATTGGCCTGCAATACCATCTCTGAAATATCACCAAAGCCGATAAGCTCGTGCGGTTCTTCTTGACTGTAGATAGGTAGTAAGTCATCTGAATCATACCCGCTATTACCACCACCAATACTGATAACATTGGTGTCGCCGTCTACTTCATACGCGCCACCAGCTAGAACTCCGATATTCTCTATCGTCCTGACATTAACGCCTGCCTGATTCTTGATTACCCATGTATAAGAGCCCTCGCCAAAGATATAGGCCGAGCCAGTGGCATCGAGAGGAACAGGATTAGAATTGGAGACAGTACCATTTATATCAGCAAAGGTTTCTTTAGGGCTGTTTGAAATAGTGTCATAGGTAGCAACATACCCGCTAGCTACAGGCTTCCCTGTATTCGGGTCGTAGAACTGTAATAGCCCTGTAGTGATAGCCTTCATCTATGATTCCACCCTGTATCTGCCTGCCGATTTTGCCATGTAAATACGTATTTGTCCATATATACCTACTCCTTTTGACTGTTGTATTCCTTGATAGCCTTCTTGAATACTATCAGCCTGTGATGTATGTCAGCCCGTGGAACATTGTATTTACCCATGGCTTCCTTCATATTGGATAATGTTGTCTTGCTTGGGTCATATTCAGGAACTTCACCCCTTAGATACTTGCTAACATCTGACTGCTTCACATTGGCGGTTTCCAAAGCATCAGCCAATAAAGCCTTTTCAACGCCCTTGTCTATAAGCATTGCCGCAGCCTTAGCAATACGCTCCTTCCTTCTGTATGAATTATCAAGAGCATCATTAACGTACTCTTGTATCTGTGCATCAGGAACTTTGTCAGTAGACGAAAGCAGAGCCTTAACCTTGCCAATATCACGAGAGGCATCCGACAGCTCAGTCCTAGCTATACGAGACAGCACACGAGGAGTTGCATCAGTGTGAGTGCGCAAGCCGATAAGAGACATGGCCTCATTCTTGTTTGAGAACTCACGACCTTTAGTTGCGCCCTCAACTGCAATGCTGCCAAGCCCTGCTTTATCCAAAGCCTCATTGATTGTGGAAGCATTAGCCTTGACAAGATTGCCGCCCTGTTGAGTAATCAGAGTAGGGCCAAGTGTCTTGAATAGATACTTCAGCCTGTCTACTGCCATCTCACTAGAGCTAGCATTGGCATCACTCAGCTTCTCACCATACGCATCCACCCCATCAAAGGCATCAGTTATAGCTTGTGCTGTGAACTCAATCCCGACAAGAGACTTAAACGCTATGATGATTGGATCAGTTACAAATGACTCCATATCCCCATTGCGAATAGCGGTAATCATAGACTTGACCATCTTCACCTGAGTGTCGTACATATTCAAACGGCCAAGGTTGATTGGTGTCACAATGCCTTTCTCGTCTGGCTCACTCAGGATATAAGAACCATGACGCATCCAGTCAGCGCCAAACATCTTGATGTAATCCTGTACTTCCTCATCATCCCAGCCATTAACCTTAGACAATGCGAATGCTAATAAAGGTAATGCCCCGATACCAAACAGGTAGTTTGCAACACCTCTCATAGCATCAGACTTATAGCCTTGCTCGTAGTCCTGCTTGATGTATTTAGCCTGATGATAGGAAGTCCTTGCCTGCTCCCATGCGAATGACGGGAAGTCAGAGAAGAAGGGGTTGCGCTTCAGAATGTCGACGAATGCTGATACCCTGTTATAAGTGGGGTAGGTATCCTTAATTCTCTCAGCAGCAGCTTTCTCAGCTTCTACTTGACTCATGTCCCTGCCTTTATACCGCTCTACTTCTTGCAGGAATCCCGATGTTTTCCAGATAGTGTCCCCCATTTGGTAAGAGTCACTCATCACTTTATCAAAAACTTCCCATGCCGCCTTTGTGCCTTTTGCTCCACCCTTTAGAATAGCAGGCATATTCTTATCTATAAACGAAGCATATTCATTGATAACCTTATCTTCAAACATGAACTCCAATTCAGTTTGATAGGCGCTCTCAGAGAATACTCCAAGGCTTGCTAGTTTCTTAACCTGATCTACGGCTTCTTGCTTTCCTTTTATGTAGTCAATTACCATCTTGATTGCTTCAACGTGTTGCTCAATATGGAGAAGGTGACCATTGCGCCATGATGCCGTTGAGTTAGATATGAAATTTACAGCATTTGTTGACGGGCTAAATACAGTCTTGCCTTTCTTGATTGCCCCAGCAGCGGTGAGAATCATTCTCGACACTGCACCGGAAGGCATCTTCTCTAAGATAGCTTCGATTGTTTTGCCATACTCAACAGTAGTCCATAGACCTGACAGAGGCTCCATGCCCTTGCCGCCCTGTATCTGATACTGATTAGCGCCACCCTGCTTCTCTGACATCAGCCCTGTTTCTAGGCCATTCTCTCGCATCGTTTTCATAAAGTGATGTGCCGCGACAATGTTGCCTTGCTTGGCCAGAGTCGTGCTGAATATGTTGACAGGATTCTGATACTCACCGAGCAGCCTTCTAACGCCAGGCATATCATCCAGCTTTCTGCGCTTCAACACGCCTAGCTTTTTAATCTCTGAACTCAAGCCAAGGTGAGCCATTGGATTAGCAACAGAATCAGCCTTCAGTAATATCGTGCTGATAGCGTTATAAATCTCATCTTCTGTAGCATCAGCATTAGCTTTCAGAATATCAGCAGCCGCAGCATCGTAGACTTTCTTATCAATGATGTGGTCAGGATCGCCATAAGGAACAGTGTCATCAATGATTCTGCTTCTCCAGTGCGGGTCATTGTGTGCTTGGTATGCTCTGTTCAGGTAGCTGCCTTTGCCAGCTTCAAGAGTCTGAACCATGCTAATGTCTGTTATAGCTTGTGCTACAAGACCTGCCTGTGATTCTGCGTTCTTATCGCCTCGCGCTTCCTTGATAGCCTGTTGTGCAGCCATCTCAATCTGCTTGTCTTTAGCTTCATCAGGCAACTGTGATTCACTGATTGCCTTGGCATCAGTAAGATATTGGCTGAATGCTGCAAGACTATTAGCATTCATTGCATCAGTTGAATACTTGACTCTATCCTTGATTACATCGCGCACCTTGTCGGAGGCTGCATCAATCTCGTTACGCATCATCATTGCCACTTTCTGCAACTCAGCAGGCAGCGTAGCTTTCTCACCACGCATAAACTTCAGTACGTTATAGATAATATCGGGATGCTTTGAGAAATCATCTTTGCCATACAGTTTCTTCCACTCGTTCTGGAATGCTTGTGAAACCTTCGGAGCAATAACCCCGTTAATCTCCATGCGGATACCAAGTGCTTCATCACGAGCAGAGTAGTCAGCAGCAGTAAGCCCTCTTTCTTTTGTCAGATTACGAGCAGCAAACGACATTGCTTTGGCAGTGAATCTTCTAGCGGTAGGTTTTCTGGTGATGCTGTTGATAGCTTCTTGTGCTGCGTCTTTAGGTGACCTCATCATTAGAATGCTGTCGTTTTTTGGATCGAAACCTCCATTGTTGCCAGTAGCGGATTTAATTTGATTGGGTTTGAATGCAACCAACTCAACAAATATACCGTTATCATCTATCGCAATTACTCCATCATACCCATCTGATTTTAATTTCACTGTGTCTATAGTTTTACCGAATCCACCATGCTTGACTATGTATGGGTTTCGTAATGACAGATAAACCGGCATAACATTCCCGCCAGTATCTTGATCTCCCATCATCTCATCTGTTCCGGCATACCAACTTGATTCGTTTGGGTCTTTTGCAAAGTAAAACCCTTGCCCATACTCGCCCTGATCTGTTTGTCCAATCTGAGAAATATCGAACTCGTCAAAGCTTTCTCTTGTCCCATGATAAACAACCAATGGCTTGCCATTCTCATCAACTACTTTACTGTCTCCAAACCACTTCTTGAATGCAGCACTATCTGTTACAGCATCTTTTGATACTTTCATCGCAACAGGCTTGCCACCTGTAGGCTTAGTAGGTTTAGCACCAGACTTCAGATAATCCCTACTACGCTTCAGCAACAACTCAACATCAGCAACAGACTCAACCTTGCTGCGTCCGGTAATCTTAGACAGCGTATCTGCAAGCATCAACTTCACTCGCTTGATAACAGGAATGTTCACGTTAGACTCTGATATTCTTGCGACAATCTCAGCGCCTAGCATCGCATCGGAAGCAGCTTTGCCATAAGATTTTTCAATAGCATCCAATGACTCAGCGTAGGTTCTCCTTACTGCATCGGCAACCTTCTGAATGCCTGCATCCTTACTGTTAGCCAATGCAGATAAGACTTTTGACTTCTCCTTGCCAAGTACAGCATATACACCCTTATGCCCGACAACCTCGTGCATGGCAGCTACGATCGCTTCTCCTGCATCTCTGTTGTTAGACGCAAATACATACGCCTTATTCTGCTTTGGAAGGTATACGCCTCTCTCAGTGCCATCAGCACCGATTGCTTTAAGCTGGTTCTGCACATCTTCATCAAGGTCTGCTACAGAATCGATAACCTCAACATGGCCTTTCATATAAGGCATTGCTTTATCAATAGCCGCCTTAATTTCTGCGCTGGTTTTCTTGCCTGCTGCTTTATCAGCCTTCATCGCAAGAGGGGTATTATCACCTTTCTGAGTAGGGGCTGGCCTTTTCTCTCTGGCAATATCCCTCATTGCCTTCTCGTCAGCCTCGGCTTTTGCAATATCTTTACGCTCAATAAACGTTATAGACCTTTGTTTTGTCTTGCCGCCAAGAAGAAACTTAACGTCATCAATAGACTTTTTCAGTGATCGCTTGGCAGCATTAAACTTTTGCTTTGCCTTCCATGACAGTTCAACTTTAGGCGCTGTTCTTCTTTCTGCCATATTCCAATAGCGGTTTGACAGTGCGCGTAGCTTGGCTCTTTCCTCTGTTAGCTTCTGACTTAATTCAGGCCTAGTCTCTGCTTGGAATGACAATGCCCTTACAACTCTGCCCTGCTTAATAAGGTCAGACCTTGCATCGCTGGCCATCTTCATAAACATAGGAACTTGCGTTTCGTCTGTTATGTCGCCATCTTCATCCTTGTTCTCGCCTAACGAGAATCTTTCAGGATCAATTTCATTCTTTATGCTTGCAACAAGTTCTGGATCAGTAGACCAGCTATCCCATCTTTCCTTTTCTTTCTTTAATTCTTCAATCTTGGCAAGCACAGCTTTAGGGTCTTTAACACTAACACCCTCTTTTGCTGCAAGCTCTGGATTCTTAGCCGCTCCACTTACCGCGGCAACTCTTTGCTGAATCTCTCTCTGTCTTTTTGCGGCAACTTTAGCCATTGACTCAGCCATCTTCATAGCAGAATCATCAAAGCCAAACATATCAACAGTACCAGCACCTTCAGAGCCAATAGCCTTAACTGCCTGCATCATATTAGCGGCAACTGATATAGACTTGCCTTCTTGTAATGCCTTTATTCCTAAAGCCTGCAACCCTTCATCTTTTGGAGCTGCCTTTGCTATTTGGTAGGCTGCTTCCTCTGTGATTTGATCGTTATCAAGGGAGGCAACGAGCGCATCACTTCCTCCATCGTTGATTTCCCATGCCCTTTGCCCAAGTTTTCTGCCCAAAATTCCTTGCTGTTCGGCTGATTCCTTGGTTGTTCCTGTGTTTCTGAAGTAGGTAACATAGTCTTTCACCTTGCCTTGATTTTCTCGAATGTTAAGTATTGAGTCCAATGCCGCGGCCTGCTTTGCATCGAAACCACTAGCCTCATCATGCACCTGAGCTAATATCTCATTGGTATCAGGGTCTCTGTTTGCCAGATCAAACCTGTGCCTTCCAGATATTACCTCCAGCTTTCCGTCTTTTCTGCGCCACACCTGTATCGGGCCAACCCCTACAGGATCAAACTTTCCCTGCAAAGGCTCTACTATTCCACGCTCATTTGCACCAGACTTGAACTGTGGAATATCCTTAGACAGCGATAATTGATCTAGTGGTATTTTTGTAGGCTCAAGCGATCCGACAAATGACTCTGTTTGAATAGGCTTTGACTCAATAGGCTTATCTTCAACAGCATCATAAGAATCTGGCGCGTTCTCCTGTGCAGCAATCTCAGCCATCATATCTTCGACTTGAATATCAAGATTCCTTGATACATCAGCATCTTTGTCGGCTTCATTAGCTGACAATTCTGCATCATTGATTGCAGCGGCAGGCGCGGACTTCACCTTCTCGTCAAACGCAACCTTCTTGGACTCTACCGCTTTCTTCAGCGCCAATGCTTCAGACAAAGACTGATAGGCAGCTTGGTAGCCAGGCTCACTTGGATCAAGACCAGCAACCGCCTTCATGTTCTTCTCAGCGCGAGTCATTGCATCCTTTGCAGCTTTGGCTTCAGCATCAATGCCTTCTTTCTCAGCCTGCGTTTTCAGACCTTCAGCGTATTTCTGAACCTCGGTATCATGGTCAATTTCTTCCTGAGTCTTTTCAACAGGTTCAACAGTTGCCGATTCGGTCATCGGTTCGGCAGTTTGTTTTTCCTTTGCATCCATTGCTTCATTGAATGCAGCTTGGTAATCAGCGTCCGTTTCAAACTGATCTCGTGACGGCATATCAGTAGCAGCAGTCTGAGCGCCAAAGCCTTCAGGACGGATTCCGTTTACTGTTTGATCTGTAGAAGCTTGGCCGCCACTTCTTTGCGACAAACTCATAGCACCGCCAGTTGCAAACCCCGCAGCAGCGCCCTCAACAGCAGCTCTACCCGTGCCTTCCATCAATGGCTTTCCATCACCTACGTTTGCACCCATAGTTTCAAATACAGACTGCGGAGTTTCTTCTACAGCTTCAGCAGCACCCTTCTTGATGAAGTTGCTCACTAGGCCGGTCATAGTACCAACGCCATACTTCTCTGCTATCTGAGCTGCTTCTACATCGCCAAATCCAAGCTTTCTAGCAAGCGTCCCTCCAGCATAAGTTCCAACAGCAGACAGTCCCGCTCCCGCTAACTCTTGTGGAGTAAGACCGTCAGCGGATTTATCCCCTGCGTAACCTCCACCACTCTGTCCAGCTTCAAGCGAAAGTGAATACTTTGACAGCATAGGTAGCGCTTGTTGAATTGCAGCCTTCCCAGCTTCGCCACCACCAGCCTCCATAAATATCTGTGCCGCTTTCTGTCTTGCAGCTACAGCAAGGGTTGCCATCTGAGGTAATGACTGTACAGCCATATCTGAAATAGCTAATGGGTTCTTGCCTAATGCAATAGCGCCTTCAATAAGACCTTCATCAAATCCTGTATCGACAGCCTTTTTAGCTAGCTGCATCTCAGGAGTTTTTAATTGATCGCCAGCAGTTTGTGCTTCTTTGAACAGATCGCCGCCATATACTTCATTGATGCCGCCAATTATCGTAGGTTCAGCAAGACTGTGCCGTGGACCCTGAACGCCAAGGAACTGCGTGACGCGCTGCAAGAAAACCGCCTCGGCGACAGTGCCAAGCAGAAACTGGCCAGC